ATGTGCATCGGCGCCGCCCCCAGCATCCCGTCATCGGCCCCGCTGCTGCCTGCAGCACCGGCGCCGGCACCGACCTCGCTCGATCCCGCCGTCGTGCGCGCGGGCGACGACATGAAGCGCAAGGCGCAGGCCGCCGCGGGCTACTCCAGCACGATCACCAACAGCGGCGGCGGCGCGGGGCTCATCACCCCGGCCTTCATCGCCGGCACGCCAGGGTTCAAGACCCTGACAGGGGTGTGACGCCAATGGATCGCACCCAACGCGCTCTCGCCGAGCATCTCAACACGCGCTTCGCCGAGCTGAAGCGGATCCGCCATTCGTGGGAGCCGGGCTGGCGCGACATCGCCCGCTACCAGATCCCGCAGCGCGGCGACTTCCTGCGCACTGCCGGGCAGAGCGATCGCGGCATCAAGAAGAGCCAGGCGATCATCGACATGGTGGCGCACTTCGCCCTGCGCGTGCTGCGCGCCGGCCTGATGGGCGGCCTGACGCCGCGCACGCAGCCGTGGTTCCGGCTCACCGTCGCGGACCAGAAGGTCGCGAACTCGGCAGCCGTCAAGGCATGGCTCGATCACGCCGCCGAGCGGATGCTGATGGTCTTCAACCAGTCCAACCTCTACCAGACGCTGCACCTGCTGTACGGCGAGGTCGGCGGCTTCGGCACCGCCTGCGCCCTGATGCGGCCGGACTTCGACGAGGTCATGCGCTTCTACCCGCAGACCGTCGGGACCTACTGGCTGGCCAACGACCACCGCATGGTGACCGACACCTTCATCCGCCGCTTTGCCCTGCCGGCGCGCGCGGTGATCCGCGAGTACGGCGAGGACCAGGTCAGCCCCGACGTGAAGTCGCGCAAGGGCAAGGCCGGCGCCGACGGCAACATCATGCTGCTGCATTGCATCGAGCCGAACGACGAATTCGAGCCCGATGCGTTCGGCACGAAGGGCAAGCGCTGGCGCTCGGTCACGTGGGAGGAGGGCAAGGACGACCGCCTGCTGCGTGTGTCGGGCTACGACCGCTGGCCGGTGCTGACGCCGCGCTGGGAGGTGCTGGCCGACGATCCGTACGGCACCGGTTGCGGCCATGCCGCGGACTCCGACGTGAAGTCGCTGCAGGTGCTGGGCAAGCGCCGGCACAACGCCGTCGACAAGCACGTCAACCCGCCGATGGCCTTCCCCGCGGAGCTGAAGAACCAGCCCTCGGGCACGACACCGGGCTTCGTCAACTACTTCGCCGGAAACCTGAACGAGAAGATCGGGCGGCCGATGTACCAGACCAACCCGTCGGTGATCGGTCCGCTCAAGGACCTGATCGGCGACGAGCGGGACATCGTCAATCGCTGCTACTTCGCCGACCTCTTCCTGATGATCTCGCAGATGGACGGGATCCAGCCGCGCAACCAGCTCGAGATCATCGCGCGCAAGGAAGAGAAGCTGATGATGCTCGGTCCCGTGCTGGAGAGCCTGCATGGCGACCTGCTGAAGCCGTTGATCGACTGGGCGTTCGACGAGATGGTCCGCCACCGGCTGCTCGCGCCGCCGCCGCGCGAGCTGGCGGGCTGGCCGCTCGAGGTCGAGCTGATCTCGATGCTGGCGCAGGCACAGAGTGCCGCGCGGGTGCAGTCGATCGAGCGCAGCGTCGGTTTCGTCGGCTCGCTGGTCGGCGCCTTCCCGCAGGCCGGCGACAAGCTCGACGTCTACGACGCGATCGACAAGCACGCCGATGCGATCGGCACGCCCGCCGGCATCATCCGCTCGACCGACGAGGCGCAGCAGGTCGCCCAGGCGCGCGCGAAGCAGGCGTCGATGGCGCAAGCCATGCAAGTCGGGTCGGCGCTCGCGCAGGGCGCGAAGACGCTCTCCCAGGCCCAGGTCGGCAATCGCAACGGCCTCGAGGCGATCACCGGCGCGCCGCCGGCGCAGGAGGGGTCATGAGCCGGGACCTCAACGACACGCGGCAAAACCGGCGGCTCGAGCAGCTGGCGAAGCTCACGGACGCGGGCGACGACGAGGCGCTCGCAGCGGTGATGCGGAGCGGGGACGGGCGGCGGGTGCTGTCCCGACTGGCGCGCGACTTCGGCTGGATGGGCGAGACATGGGACGCCACCAGCGCGCGGCAGACCGACTTCAACGCCGGCCTGCAGAGCGCGGCGCGCAAGCTGATGGGCTGGGCCGAGAGAGTCGCCCCGGCCGATTTCCTGACCGCCATCGGCGAGGCCACCCGACGCGATCTCGAGGCGGGTGAGCTCTCCAAGGCGGCAACGATCAAGGAGCGAGACGATGGCTGAAGACGAAGACGTGCAGGACGGCGTGCAGAATCACAACGACCAGTGGCAGCAGGGCGCGGCGGATGCTGACGCGGGCAACGTGGCCGATGGGAGCGAGGCGCAACAACAGCTGCAGGACGACGCGGGACCCGTTGCTCAGAAGCAACCTGTCGATTACGGCAAGGTCATCTCGGATGCCCTGGCGCCCGAGGGCGTCACCCTCGATCCGGGCCTGACCGAGGCCGGCAGCGAGCTGCTCGCCCGGCACAACATCCCACCCGAGGCCGCCAAGGACCTCGCCAGTTTCTTCGCCCGGCAGCAGAAGGCGGGCGCCGAGGGCAATGCCCGGGCGTTCGCCGACCAGGTCGGCGCGTGGAGAGCTCAGTCGGAGAAGAGGACGACTCCGGAGGAGCGCGGCACCGCGAAGGAAGCGGCGCTCAGGATCTTCGGCAGGGACGAGCTCGCGGTGCTGGAACTCTTCGGGGTCACCAACCGCGCCGGCTTCATCAGGGCCCTGGCGAAGGTCGGCAAGGCGACCAAGGACGATGTGCTCGTGCCCGGCAATGCCGTGGTCAGCGGCGATCGTGATGCCCGCTCGCATTTCCCGAACAGCAACATGAATCCGTAACGAGAAGGAACCATCACCCGTGGCCACCGCAAACATCACCACCGCGTACACGCTGGCGGACTTCGCCAAGAACCTCGCGCCCGACGGCAGCATTGCCGACGTGGCCGAGCTGCTGAGCCAGCGCAACGAGATCCTCGAGGACATGCTGTGGATCGAGGGCAACCTGCCCACCGGCCATCGCGACTCGGTGCGCACCAGCCTGCCGACGCCGACCTGGCGCCGCGTGAACCAGGGCGTCGATCCGACCAAGACGACCGAAACCCAGGTCACCGACACCTGCGGCATGTCCGAGGCGATCGCGATCATCGACAAGGCGCTTGCCGACCTCAACGGCAACTCTGCGCGCTGGCGCATGAGCCAGAACAAGGGGTTCCTCGAGGGCATGGCGCAGGACATGGCGGCTCAGCTCATCTACTCGAACTCGGCGCTCGCGCCCGAGAAGCCGATGGGATTCTCGCCGCGCTTCGCGTCGCTCTCCACCGGCACGTCGCAGACGGCGAACAACATCGTCTCCGGCGCGGGTTCGACCTCCTCGCAGCAGTCCTCGATCTGGCTGGTGGGCTGGGGCGACGACAAGGTGCGCGGCATCTTCCCGAAGGGCTCGAAGGCAGGCCTGCAGGACACCGACGAGGGCGAGGACTGGGCGTTCGACGCCAACAACAAGCGCTACAAGGCCTACATCACGCACTACGTGTGGAAGGCGGGCCTCAGCGTCAAGGATTGGCGCTACGTCGTGCGCATCGCCAATATCGACACCTCGACGAACGCCGGTGGCCTGCGCTCCTCGACGCCGCCCGACCTCGTCGACCTGGTCGACCAGGCGATCGCCAAGATCCCCAACCTCGGGGCGTGCCGCCCGGCGCTCTACATGAACCGCACGGTCAAGCGCCAGTTCAACAAGCAGCGCAACCGCGGCACCCAGGCGTCGAGCACGGTCAATCTCACCACGATCCGCGACACCTCGACCGACGACCAGCGCGGCGTGATCAAGCGCTTCGACAACTACGACGGCATCCCGCTGCGCATCGTCGACCAGATCCTCAACACCGAATCGGTCGTGTCCTAAGGGCGCCGGGAGAAGGAACCAGAACATGTCCATCGTCGACAACAACCTCTACATGAGCGACGCGCAGGCGGTCACCGCCACGGCGTCCTCGGCCAAGAGCCTCGATATGGCGACCGCCACCCGCAGCGTCGGCGGCGGTGAGCCGATCGAGCTCGTCGTCCAGGTCGCGACCACGGTCGCGGCTTCCGGCGGCGCCTCGAACGTGACGTTCTCGCTCGACGACAGCGCGGACAATTCCTCGTTCGCGGTGGTCGTGCAGAGCCCGGCCGTTCCCAAGGCCACGCTGGTCGCGGGCTACGAGGCACTCCGCATCCGGCTTCCCGCCGGCCTGCGCCGCTACATCCAGGTCACCTACACGGTCGACACCAACAACCTCACGGCGGGCGCCTTCAACGCCTACCTCGTGCTCGATCGCCAGGACAACGTCGCCCGGCCGTCGGCCTTCAGCGTCCTGTAGGAGGCCCGACCGATGGCAAAGCCACAGACCGTCCGCACCCCGCCGGGCTCGGCCGCGCCGGCCTCGCTCGCCGAGGTCGGGAAGGGCGATTGGGTTCGCCTGCTGGAGCCGCACTACGACGGCTTCCAGCGCATCGAGACCGGCGCCGTCGTGCGCTGGTGGAACGACACCCCGCCGGATCCGCGCAACGCGGCGCCGGTGGACAGCAGCGAGCCAACGCCGCTCGACGCGCCGCCGATGACCGACGGCAAGCCACCGGCCGATTACGTCGACCCGCAGACCGGCAAGAAGCCCGTCGTGGGCTCGATCTGATCCATCCCGGAGCCGGCACACCACCGGCTCCGGCCTTGCCCCGAATTCGAAGATGGAGTCCCGATCATGACGCACGACGTCGGCTACCTCGACCGGACGCGGGCCAACGCCCCGCGCGTGCCGGTCACCAAGTTCACGCCGCTGCCGGTCTCGGCCGGCACCGACTACGAGACCGTGGCGGCGTCGCAGACCGCGCAGATGCTGGGCGCCGCGGGCGCCGTCGGCGATTACCTTGCCGGTGTGCTGATCGTGCCGGGCACGACTTCACCCGGCACTGTCTCGATCAAGGACGGCAACGGGCCGGACATCACCATTTTCACCGGCGGCGCCGATAGCGTCGGGACCCTGCACCCGTTCTTCGTGCCGATCGGCGCCAAATGCATCGCCACGACCACAGCTGGCTGGCAGATCACGACCGGGGCGAACGTCTCGGCGATCGGCGTGGGCTCGTTTACCTGATGAGCCTGTTGCCACCCTATCGGGCATCGTTGCCAGGGCTGCCCAGGCCGGCGGTCTTCGACTTCATGAACGCGTCGCTGCCGTCGGGCGCGTCGCTGACGCGGGCAAGCACGGGATGGTATTTCGACCCGGATGGCGTGCTGCAAAGCGCCACCACCGATGAGCCGAGGTGGACATGCAATCCCTCGAGCGGAGCGTTGCAGGGCCTGTCGGTCGAACCGGCAGCGACGAACTCGATCCGCAACGCGTCGGCCGGCGGAGCATCGGCCGGAACGCCAGGCACGCTGCCGACGAGCTGGGGTTCGTCGTTTCCGTTGAACAGTCTGGTGCGATCCGTCGTCGGATCGGGGACCGAGGACGGCATCCCTTACCTGGACGTGCGGATCAGCGGCACGCCGAGCACGACGCTCGAGAGCAACGTGGTGGTCTTCGAGGGAGCCACGCAGATCGCGGCCGCGATGGGGCAGACGTGGATCGGAAGCTTCTTCTACAGGCTGTCGTCTGGAGCGCTGACAAACACGACCCTGAGGCAGGCTATCACGGAGCGCACGGCGGCCGGCGCAGTCTTGGGAACGTCGAGGATCAACATAACGCCGACCGGTTCGGCATTGAAAACGCAACGGTCCGATTTGAGCCGAACCTTGTCCGACGCTTCGGCGGGCGCTGTTCTGGGCGCCCTGACGCTTGGCTACACGAGCGGACAGCCCGTCGACCTGACGCTCCGCATCGGCCTGCCGCAGCTCGTGCAGGCTCCTGCCGCATCCAGTCCCATCGTCACGACCTCCGCCGCGGTGACGCGCGCCGCCGACGTGCTGCCGCTCGCGCTCGCCGATGGAACGTACATGGTCGCCCTGACGCGGTTGGCGGGATCGACCCTGGTCAAGGCGACGGTGAGCGGCGGGAGCTGGACGGTGCCGACGTCCGTCTCTCCGTTGCAGCGGGTGGCGGCATGGAGGATCGGATGAGCTGGGGCCCACCCCTCTACATGCAGTTCGGCGACCGGCCGTCCGGTCTTGCGTTCGGCCGCGAACTCGGCATCGAAACGCCGTCCGGCAGCCGTTACTTCGCCTTCGAGGAGATCGCCGCGCCCTGGGTGGCGCCGCCGGTCTGTGATGGCGAAGGCACCGTCCTGGTCGAAGGCGCGCGCGAGGCCGGCTGCTGGTTCATGGGCCGGATCAACGACGAATGGGCCAGCGCCGATGCGGCGATGGTGGCGCTGCAAGACGCCGCCGTGCGGCGCGAGATCGCCGACCCGCCGGTGACGTGGGCAGGAGTGGATGAGTGATGGACCGACAGGATCTCCGAGGCTTCTGGGATGCCGTCTGGCCGTTCGTGCCGCCGGCGATCGGCGCCTGGTTCGGCCTGAAGTGGTCGGTCCAGCAGACGCGCCGTGAGCGCATCACGACCTGGTTCTGCTCGGCCTTCCTGTCACTCTATCTCGGCGCGGCGATCGGCGAATACTGGCAGCTCGGCACCAAGGCCACGTCGGGCATCACCATCATCATCGCCATGTTGCTGAGCGATGCGATGGCAGTCGCGGTCGCTGCGGCGCGGCAATGGGCAAGCGATCCGGTCGGCACCTTCCGGCGCTGGCGCGATGCGTGGCTCGGCCGTGGCGACGAACACGGCGGCGGGGGCGGCGCATGACCGGCCTCGATTTCTTCATCTGGGCTCTGGCCGGCGGATATGTGTTCGCGCGCTGGCGCCTGCATCGGTGGCAACAACAGAGGAGGGCGCGGCGATGACTCCCGACATTTTCCTGGGCCGCATCGTCGAGCCGACGCTGCAGTGGGTGGCGGCATCGCCGGGCCTCGGCATTGCCGCGAGCGACAGCGCCCGCGTGCTCGTGATGGCGATTGCCGGTCAGGAGAGCCGCTGGACGGCGCGCCGGCAGGTCGGCGGCCCGGCGCGGTCGTACTGGCAGTTCGAGCAGGGCGGTGGCGTGGCCGGGCTGTTCCGGGTCACGCCGCGCCAGCTCGGCACCGTCTGTGCCGCTTGCGACGTGACCTTCGACGCGGCGACGGTGTTCGAGGCGATGGCCTGGCACGACACGCTGGCCTGTGCGATGGCGCGGCTGCTGCTGTGGACCGACCCGGCGCCGCTGCCGGCGGTCGGCGACAGGGATGCGAGCTGGCAATACTACCTGGACCTCTGGCGGCCGGGCGTGCCGCATCCGGAGAGCTGGGGTGGTGTCTATGACCAGTCGCTTGCCGCGATCGGGAGGGCCTGATGTCCGGCTTGTCCAGGCCGGCCCTGATCGCCATCGCGGCAGCGCTGCTGATGGCCGCCACCGCGGGCGGCATCTGGTTCATCTACCGCAAGGGCGAATCGGCGGGCTCGGCGACAGTTACGACCCAGGTGCAGAGCGAGACGATCAGGACGCTCGACGCTGCCCGTATTTCCAGGGAGAGGACCGATGAAGAAGTGCACCGCACTCCTTACGACGATCGCGCTGACGGCTTGCGCTGATCGCGCGCCGCTGGTCACGACCGTCGACACGCTCTGCATCGCCACGACGCGATATCACGCCACGGACGCGCAGCTCGCGGCCTTCAAGGCGGAGCGAGGCCTGTGGGAGCCGCTGGTCGACTGGATGCTGGGCTTCAACAAGGAGCGCGACAAGCGCTGTCTCGAACCGGTGGCGGGCTGATGCTCGAGTTCGGCGTCGCCAGCATGACCTCGCACAACGCCAGATGTCTTTGCAACCGCATTGCTACAATCACATGGAAGCGCGTTGCGCTGTTCATCTTCCAGGAGTCGATCATGGGGACTATTCCCTACGCGCCAAGCTTTCGCCCCGCCGATCCGTGCGGCAACTGCATCGAGCCTGCCTGCACTGTCGTCATCAGCGCGGGCCAGCTGGTGTTGAACCTGTCCGGTTGCGACTTCTTCCTGGTCGACGTGGATGCCGACATCACCGCGATCACGATCCGCAATGCGCCTCGCGGCATTGCCTTCATGATCGAGTTCACGGCCGACGGCATGGCCCATGCGCAGACGTGGCCGTGGAGCTGGCTGACCGGCGCGCCGGTGCTCAGCACCGCCGACGGCAAGCGGGACCTCGCCGTGGTCTGGACGATAGACGGCGTCGAATTTTTCGCGGCCATGATCGCGCAGGCTTACTGATGAAGACCTGGGAAAGCCTCCTGCTGGCCGCCGGCCCGATCGCGGCGCACGACAGCATCGCCCGCTCGCTGGACTGGCTGCAGGCCATGGCGGAGCAACGCCAGCGCTTCCGTTCCTCGACGCTGGCGCCGGACGATGCGAGCCTCGGCCGGAACGGCAGCGGCGTGTGGACCGGCACCTGGACGATGCCGCCGGCGACCGGCAGCGCGCCTTACACGCCCGTGATCCTGCAAGGCCCGCTGTGGTTTCCGATCATGCCGGGCGTGCGCGCGGACTTCACGGGCTCGGTCGATGTTCCCTTTGCCTCGATGGACGGCTGGGTCGGGCGTCGCGACATGGTCAATCCCGATCCGCCGCCCGACTTCGTCGTAGATCCCGGCTCGGTCCATGCCGACGGCGGAGCGAACTGGGGCAGCTATTACGTCGTCGGGTCGGCCGACGGCGTGACGCAGTTCATCGCCCGGATCGGTGCCAATACCTTCTGGTCGGCGACCGTGAACGATCCGCCGGCGGGCTCCTGGTCATTCCAGCTTGTGACCTATGCCGACGAGAGCGATGCGGAGTCCGATACCAGCCGCATCCTGATCGGTAACCCATGGCGGGAGAGCGAACGGCCGGGCGACGTGCGTGACTACTATGCCGTCGGCTATGTCGCGGCCAGCCCGCAATTCACGTCGGTCAGCCTGACGCCGGGTGATCCCTACGTCATCGGCGGTACGCTGGCGGCCTTCACCGCGACGCCGGGTAGAAGCTATCAGATCCTCGTCACCGAGGAGACCGACGTCGAATATGCCTGGGCGCTGGAGCCTGTCTCCGCCGCGGGCAGCTTCACGATCAGCCGTCACCAGCCGGTGGGCGGGAAGGTTAAGCTTCGCCTGGTCGAGCAGGTCGACGGCTGCAGCGTGCGCGTCGTGGGTCAGGTGTGGGCCGAGGAGAACGCCGCTGACGCCGGCGCCTTTCCCGACCTCCGCATCGAATACCGTGCCATCGCCGGCTCGGCGATCCCGGCCTTCCCGAACAGCGTGCAGCCCGCCCAGCGCGATCTCTCGTGGACGGCGACGCTCGCGCCGCCGGCGATCGGCCGCGTCACGCTGGTGAACGTGAACACCAAGCGGATCTACGGCGAGTACACGATGCTCTCGGGCCTGATGCGCTCCTACATCGTGCCGCCACAAGCCGCCGGCCAGAACACGACCAGCGTCTATTACGACGGCTTCATGGATACCTGCTTTCTCTACGACCAGGCCGTCGCCTTGATCGGCCTGCTGGCTCTGGGCGAGCAGGAGATGGCGGCGAAGCTGGTTGAGACACTGTTGCTGGTGCAGAACCCGGACGGCAGCTTCCCGTTCGCCAACAACCAGTTCGCGCTCGACCACAACGCCGGCTTCATCCGCAACGGCGCCATCGCCTGGGTCTGCTACGCGCTACTGCTGGCCGACCAGGAGGAATATCGGGACTGGTTCGCCACCCGCCCGACCGCCGCGGCGAAGGCGGCGCTCGCCTTCATCATGAGCTTCACGAATGCCCTGGGCGCCGTGAACGGCGGCAAGGGGCAGTACGTCGATGGCGTGCTCGATCCTGACCATGTGATTCCGTGGTGGTCGGTCGAGCATAACGTCGACATCTGGTGGTGCCTCGATCTCGCCGACCAGTCCTACGGCAGCGGCGTTGTCGATTACCGGGCCGCCGCCGACGTGCTGGAGGCCGCGCTCCTGGCCGACGGCATGGGCTGGGACGGCACGCACGGCATCTTCTGGCAGGGCGGGACCGTCGTCGCCGGCATCAACACACCGGACGGCATGCACGCGCTCGACACCCATACGTGGGGCGGCGCGCTCCTCGAGAAGTGGAACCTCTCGCTCGAGGCACGGACCGCCATCGCGCGCGCCTACGAGCTCTACTACCTCACCGACGCGCCGACGGGGCTGTCGGGCTTCACGACCTTCGTTCCCGACGATGGCTACCCGGCGGAGACGGTGAAGGCCGTCTGGTACGAGGGCGGCTTCGGTGCCGTGGCGGCGATGCGGACGATCGACCCGCTGCGGGCGCAGGGGCTGGCGCAGATCCTCGTGCGAGGCCAGCGCCCCGACGGCTCCTACCTTTACGCCCTGCAGGAAGACACGGTGAACGACATCCACCCGTGGCCCTGCCTGATCGCCCCGGCCTGGAACATCACCGCGCTGATCGGCAACGGCCGAGTGCTCTGGAAATAGGGAGAAGAAGACCATGGCTGCCTCCGACCTGCTCGACATCTGGAACTCGGCACTGCTCAACGCCACGGCCAGGACCTCGATCGCCTCGCTCACCGAGCAGAGCGCCGAGGCGGCGGCCTGCGCGTTGCGCTACCCGTCGATCGTCGCCGCGATCCTGCGCGGCACCGATTGGAACTGCGTGCGCCGGCGGTTCGGACTGGAGGAGGCGGCCTGCGGCGCGGTGTGGCCGCCGTCGTGGCGCTACATGTACGTCCATCCGGCCGACTGTCTCGCGATTCGCGGCTTCGACCTCGGCCTGCCGCAGGCCAGTTTCCCGAACTGGACCCGCGTCGACTACGAGATCGCCGACGACGCCTCGGCGGGCAAGACCATCCTGATGAACATCGCCTGCCCGGTGATGATCTACACCTCCTACGAGCTCGACCTCGTGAACGGTGTCTACGAGGCGAAGTTCGATGCGTCGCTGCGCGAGGCGCTGGGCTGGGCCCTGGCGGCCGCCATCGTCGGCCCGCTGACCGGCAGCCGCTCGACCGCCGATGCGGTGAAGGCCGAAGCGCAGGCCGTCATCGAGCAGGCCAAGGCCACGAACGCCAACGAGAGCGCGCCGAACACCGTCAACCAGGATGTCGAGAGCCTGTCGGTGCGCGGCCTCGACACCTCGGCGCTCTGCGGCTGGCAGGGCCTCTGGCCGAGGTCGTTCTGATGGCCCAGATCACCCAACCCAGCTTTGCCGCCGGCGAGCTGTCGCCATCGCTTTACTCGCGCACGGATCTCGCGAAGTACCACATCGGCGTCCGCACGATGCTGAACTGGTACGTCCACCCCCAGGGCGGGACCTCGAACTGCCCCGGCACCGCGTGGGTCGGCGAGGTCCTCGACAGCACGAAGGCCGGCCGGCTGATCGGCTTCCAGTTCTCGACCGTCCAGACCTACGCGCTGGAGTTCGGCGACCGCAAGATGCGCGTGATCAAGGATGGCGGCTACGTGCTGGAAACGGCGAAGACCATCGAGAACGTCACCCAGGCCAACCCCGCCGTGATGCAGATCACGGGTCACGGCTGGTCGACCGGGGACCGGCTCTTCCTGTCGAGCGGCGTCGGCGGCATGACCCAGCTCCGCGGCCGCTATGTCGATGTCACGCGGATCAACGCCAGCCTGGTGTCGATCGGTATCGACACGACGGGCTTCACCGCCTTCACCTCGGGTGGCTCCGCGGCGCGGCTCTATACGCTCGCGACGCCCTACGTGACGGCTGACCTTCCGACGCTCAAGTACGAGCAGTCGGCCGACACGCTGACCCTGACCCACAAGAACTACGCGCCGCGCAAGCTCACGCGTACCGACCATGCCGACTGGACGCTGTCGACGATCGTCTTCGCGCCAATCCAGGTCGCGCCGGGCGGCGTGGCATCGTCCGCGGCAGGCACGGCGCAATTCTACGCCGTGACAGCGATCAACGACGAGACCGGCGAGGAGAGCCTGCAGTCGGCCGATGCCGGTTCGAGCAGCGAGACCTCCAACATCACCTGGCCGAAGCTCGCGGGCTGCTCGGTCTACTCGGTCTACAAGAAAAAGAACGGCGTCTACGGCTTCATCGGTAGCGCCCAGGCGCCGGCGAGCGGCAGCACGGTCACCTTCACCGATACGACGATCGTGCCCGACACCTCGACCACGCCGCCGCAGCAGCGCAATCCCTTTGCCAGCCAGTCGATCGGCTCGGTGACGGTGACGAGTGGCGGCACGGGCTACGTCTCGCCCGTGCTGACGGTCAACGATCCCTCCGGGCTGGGGTCGTCGGCGGAACTCACCGCCACGGTGGTGGGCGGGGTCGTCACCTCGGTCGCCGTGACGAAGCCGGGCAAGGGCCTGATCGGCCCGACGGTCACGATCACGGACGGCGCCGGCTCGGGCGCGCTGATCGCCCTCACCTTCGAGCCCGACGGCGGCTCCAAAGTCGTCGGCATGGACGGCGACGGCAACACGATCACGTCGCCAACCTATGTGATCAGCGGCGGCTCGATCGTGCATGGCGGCTCAGGCTACAGCGCCGGCACCATCATCCACACGATGTACGCCGGGTTCGAGACGGGCTTCGCCCCGACCGTCGACTACGGCGGATCCATCCTCACGGCGGTCGTGACGGGCGACGCGATCACGGACGTCACGGTCGTTAACCCGGGCTTTGGGCGGTTCGTCGACAGGTCGTTCTACGGATTCCCTTCGGCGTTCGCGACCGACAGCGTGGGGACCGGAGCCGTCCTGACGCTCAACCTGGTCAACGACCCGACCGTCAATCCGGGCGTGAACACCTATCACGACGGCCGGCAGTGGTTCGCCGGCACGGCGGCCCAGCCGCAAACCATGTGGGGCTCGGTCTCGGGTGCCTTCAACAACATGAGCCAGTCGAGCCCGACGCGCGACAGCGACGCCATCACCCGCACCTTGGCCTCGCGCCAGGTGAACGACATCCGCCACATGATCAGCCTGACGCAGATGATCGTGCTGACCGGCGGCGCGGAGTGGAAAGTCTCGGCGGGCTCGGCCGACGTGATCACCCCGGCGCAATTCGTGGCCCGCCCGCAGAGCTACAACGGTTCCTCGGACATCCGGCCGATCGTGGCCAACGACACGCTGCTCTACATCCCGCCGAACAAGAAGAAGGTGCGGAGCCTGCAATACGAGTGGGCGCAGGACAGCTGGACGGGCACCGACATGAGCCTGCTCGCGGCGCACCTGTTCGAGGCCAACAGCATCGTCGACTGGGCCTATGCACGCGATCCCGATTCAATCTGCTGGACGGTGCGGGACGACGGCGTGGCGCTGGCCTTCACCTACCTGACCGAACAACAGCTCTATGCCTGGTCGCGTCGCACCACGACAAATGGCGCATTCGAGAGCGTGTGCGCTATTCAGGAGGGGGACGAGACGGCAGTGTATTTCATCGTCCGGCGGACGGTCGACGGCGTCACCAAGCGCTTTGTCGAGCGGTTGCATACGCGGGTGTTCGACACCGTCGCCGAGGCGTGGTTCCTCGATAGCGCGTTGCAATACTCCGGGGCTTCGGCGACGATGATCGGCGGCCTGTGGCACCTCGTGGGCGAGGAGGTGTGGGCGCTGGCCGATGGCATCGTGCGCGGTCCGATGACGGTATCGGCGGCGGGACAGGTGACGTTGCCGGCTGCCGCGTCGCTGGTCACCGTCGGCAAGATCATCCCGGATGCCGACCTCGAGCTGCTCGACATCGACGGACAAGACCAGGCCGGCACCTGGACCGGGCGGAAGAAGAAGATCAACCACCTGACGGTCGCACTCAAGAACAGCGCCAATCAGGGAATGGTGGCGGGCCCGTCGGGCGGGCAGGGCGCACCGACGCTCTATGCGCTGAAGAGCAAGGACCTCGTGAACCCGCTCGCCGCCACGCCGGCGACGGCTCCGGTGCTGATCACCGACTTCATGCACCAGATCGCGTCGCCGCAATGGGACTGGCACGGCCGCGCGCTGTTTCGCGTCCACAATTCGCCCTTGCCGTACACCATCACGGGGATCACGCCAGATGTCAGCCCCGGCAGTTGAGATCAGGCCCGCCACCGTGGCCGATGCGCTGGCGCTCGTGCTGCGCCAGGCCGACCGCGAGGAGGTCGAGGCCCTGACCGGCCGCGATCCGCGCGAGGCGCTGGTCGCGAGCGTCGAGCGCTCGGCGGCGGCGTGGGCCGGCCTCGCGAACGGCGAGCTGGTCTGCCTGTTCGGCATCGTGCCGATGACCCTGGTCGGCGTAACCGGAATCCCGTGGCTGCTCGGATCGGAGTCCGTCACGCGCTACGGCCGGCCGTTCCTGCGCCGCAACCGCGCCTGGCTGCGCGAGATGCTTCGCGAGTTCCCGGTGCTGCGCAACGTGGTCGACGCGCGCAACGCGGTCTCGATCCGTTGGCTCGGGTGGCTGGGCTTCACGCTCGGCACGGCGCAGCCGATGGGCTCGCGCGGCCTGCCCTTCATCCCGTTCGCAATGAGTGCACCACGATGATCGTCGAAGCCTGTCCCATCGCAGACATCGTCGCGGCCGCTGCCTTCCCGCAACTCGCCGCCGAGTATGCTCGCGAATCGCTGATCGACGGCATGCCGCAGCCGGCGCCGGACTGGGACGCCTACGCCGCGCTCGAGGCCGCCGGCCTGCTGCACGGCTTCGCCGCATCGGTCGACGGCGAGCTGGTCGGCTTCATCGCCGTTCTGAAAGCCAAGTTGCCGCGCTACGCCGAGCCGGTCGCGGTCAGCGAAAGCTTCTTCGTCGCGAGCGCCCATCGCCGGACCGGCGCCGGGCTGAAGCTGCTGCGCGCGGCCGAGGACAAGGCGCGCGCGCTCGGCTGCCCCGGCCTGCTGGTGAGCGCGCCGGCCGAGGGCGTGCTCGCGCGGGTGCTTCCGCGCCGCGGCTACGCCGAGACCAACCGTGTGTTCTTCAAGGAGCTGACAGATGCGTGACCCCTCCACTCCGGTCGGGGCAGGCCCCTCGGCTCCGGTCGGGGCAGGCCTGATCGCGACCCGGCCGGTCATCCCGGCGATGAGCGCCAAGGCGATCCGCGCGGTGCGTGCCCTGGAGGAGCGCGTGCTGGCTTTGCCGCAGGTTCAAATCGAGACGCGGCACGTGCTGCATGCCGGGATGTATGCCCGCACGATCTGCGTGCCGGCCGGCGTGCTGATCACCGGCGCGCACATCACGATCCCCACGCTGCTGATCATGAGCGGGCACGCGACGCTGTTCATCGGCGAGGAGGACATCGAGCTGACCGGCTACGCCATCATCCCGGCCGGCGCCGGTCGCAAGCAGGCGATCTACGCCCACGCCGACACCTTGCTCACCATGCTGTTTCCGACCGCCGCGCGAACCGTCGAGGACGCCGAGCAGGAATTCACCGACGAGCCCGAGCGCCTCGGGTCGCGCCGCGCGCCGAACCACGTCACGACCACGGGAGAATAGACATGTCGGGATTCACCGCCGCTTCCGCGATCAGCCTGGGGTTGGGCGCGCTCGGCACCGGCGCCTCGGTGCTGGGGCAGATCAACCAGCAGTCCGCCGCCGGCGCGCAGCAGAACTACCTCGCGCAGCTTTCGCGCCAGCGCCAGCAGCTCGCCGATCAGCAGGCGCAGGACGCGCTCCAGCGCGGGCAGGTCGCCGAGCAGAAGCAGCGCGACCTCACTGCGCAACGCATCGGCACGCAGACCGCCGCCCTCGCCGCGCAGGGCACCGACCTCGAAGGCAGCCCGACCGACATCCTGGGCGACACCGCGCGCGCCGGCGAACAGGACGCGCTCACGATCCGCAACAACGCGGCGAGGGAGGCGTGGGGCTACGAGACGCAAGCCGCCGGCTCTGGCGCCGACGCCGCCCTGCGCGAGAGCTACGAGCCGAGCTACCTCGGCGCCGGCACGAGCCTTCTTATGGGCGCGAGCTCGCTGGCGGATAAGTGGGACAGGTTCATGCAGACCGATCCGACCGGAGGCGGGATGGGCGCGGCAGGCACGCCCGGTTCGCCGTACTACGGGCCAGTCTATTCGGGCAGCAATCGATGAGTCCATCAATAGCAGTTTGTGACGCCGCCGTAGGTGCTGCAGGTGATCGGTTGCCGTGGCGGTGGGGTGTACACGGGCGGATGAGCGGCGATGCGACGCGACACGGAGTCAGCGTAGGTGCGGTTGGCTTCGAAAGCCGCCCGCTGCGTCTCGCATTCCTCGGGCGGATGGCCTCTCAGGCACCCAATGTACACCTCTCGACTGTAGGTGAGTTCGTCCATCTGCTTCTGTTGCGCGCACGCCGCCAACCCCAGCGCCAGTCCGGCGGCCATTATTCTCTTCATCGTATTCTCCACCCGCGCGCGTGGAATGCTACCATTTTAGCAGGAGCCTGGTAAATGCCGATCGTTCGTCCATACCCGATCGGCGAGGCATCGCCGCAGCCGCTCCACGACGCGCAGCCCGGCGTACCGGCGGCGGGCGACACTGCCCTGTTCGGCGGCAACCAGGCGGGCGACCTGCAGGTCGCCGGCCAGCAGCTCGGGCAGACCAGCGATTCGCTGTTCGCGCTCTACGAGCGAAAAGCGACCGAAGCCAACGACAACCGCGTCCAGGACTTCAACAACCAGTTCCTCAACGGCAGGCGTGAGATCCTGAGCACCGGACCGGACGCCTACTACAAGCAGACCGGCGCCGACGCCATTCACAGCGCCGACGGCACGGCCAAGAAGCTGACGGCGCTCAAGGACCAGCTCCTCGGCCAGACCGGGAACGACTACCAGCGCCAGAAGCTCGGCCCGATCCTCGACGCACATCTCGCCGCGTCGGCCGACGGCATCGCGCGCTATGTCGACGAGCAGCAGCGGGTCTACGCCCGGACCGTAGCGGCGAACGCGATCCAGACCTCGCGGGCGGAGGCGGTTACGAATCCTGCCAACCTGACGAACGCGGTGATGCGCGCCGAGGACGCGGCGCGCGTAGTGCACGCGGGGCAACCGCCCGAGGTCGTCGAGACCGGCGTGCGCGCGGCCGGCGGGTCGGTCATCGCGGGCGTGATCGGCGACCGCCTGGCGCGCAACGATCCCGCGGGCGTGACGCTGTTCCGTCAATACGGCGCGCGCCTCGATCCGAGCACCCGCCGCACGCTCGGCGCGGCGGCGGAGATGCTGTCGAACAGCGTCGCAGCGGCGGCGTGGGTCCGCGACCGCAGTGCCGCGCTGCGCACGCCCGCATTGACCGGCGATGCGGTGCTCGATGCCGTGAACACGGCCAGCGCTTCCACGGCGGAAGCGCCGCCCGTCATCTCGTCGGGAGGCGTGCTGCTCGATCAGGACGGCATCGCCGGCACCCGCCAGCGGCTGGATGAGATCGAGGACCGCCGCCGCGCGCTGACCGCATTGAACGAGCGGGAGTTCGCCGGCAATCCGGCACGCCAGCGTGCCAACCGGACGGTGATCGAAACCGACAGCGCGCAGGGCCGTGCGGCGGTGAAGGCCGAAGCGGACAAGGCCTATGCCGATCTGCGGGCCTACATGACGACCGGCGGCTCGAACGGCGGGCCGGCGGTGACGCCGCCGCCGTCGACGCTCATGAGCCGCTTCACCGACGGGCAGCAAGCCTCGATCGTGCGGCAGGTCGACGGCAACATCGGGGGCCGGTTACCGGCGACCGACCCGCAGACCTGGAACACGATCCGCCAAGGCCTGACCGGCGACGACGCCACCGAACGGCAGCGTTGGGCGGACGCCAACCTGGTCCAGTTCATGGGCCGGCTGTCGAACGAGGACTTCGCGGCGCTGCAGAAGCTGCAGGCCGCGGTGCGCAGCAACGACGGCGGCGCAGAGACGACTCGTCTGCAGATCATCAACCGGATGGCCAACCAGGCGCTGCGGTCGGCCGACATCGATCCGACGCCGCGGCCCGACGCAGCGCCGGACAGCGACGCGGCGCAGGCCGCGAGGTTCCAGCGGGCGCTGCAGGACGAGCTGTCGACGTTCGAAAGCAGGGGCCGGAAAGCGACGGCGGCGGACGCCTACGATATCGTCAACAGCCTGAAGGACACGGCGATCAAGGGCGGATGGCTTAAGGCGAGCGACCAGAATGACTTCCTCATCAAGCTATCGGACGTGCCGCCGGCCGACGACAGCTTTAACAAGAACGGCGTGTTCCTGGCACAGGCTAAGCCCCAAGACGATAAGCCGGGCGGGGTCGGTGCGGGCACGGCATCTCCGATCAAATCAGATCCCGGCAGTCCCGTGTATCGGGACGCTCAGCAAGTACCCGAAAGCTCAGGCCGTAGCGGAAGTGCGCCCCCCACAGAGCCACCTTCCAACGATCCCGAGTTCATCAAGGCACTCAAGGCATGGCCTGGTATGCCCGTAATATTACCCAACGGAGACCATATCGAAGATCCGAAATCACCAACCGGCTATGTGATGGCCCCGTTCCCGGGACTTGAGAGCGTCGTTAAAGCAGCACGTCGCGCCCGTTCTGAGATTCAATCGGTCAACACGATGAGTCCGACAGCCACTCCTCTTGTCGTTGCCGCGATGATGTACGATGCGCTTCACCGCAATGTGGATCACGGTGGCGATTTTGACTATCAACGCCTAACCAACAAGGATCAAAAGGGCGGCTTCGTGCAGCTCCCGAAGTTCCGGAACATATCAAATGTCAATGTCGGGCTGTTTTGCCAGCAAGTCGGGTTACCGCGGGAAACGGCCTTAGTCATTTCGGGGATTTTCGCTGCCGCTTTCTCAAGCAATAGAGATCTGGGTGCATCGTATTTTCTCGACAAAGATACAAAAAAGTACATCGATATCGGATATGACTTGGGTGAAAGAGGTACTTTTAATTAA